AAGAAAGGTGGGCGGTGTGATTCCCGTCATGCCAGTGGGTCAAAAAAACCACCCCCCCTACGTCAGGATAAAATGTGGATAACTTGTGGAAATGTGGATAACTTGTGGATAACTCGCGTTATCGGACATAATCCGAGAACTTTCAACTTAGAAATGTTTATCCGTGATTGTGGTGTTTCACGTGGCAAGCATGGCACAAACTCTCGAGGTTGTTCCAGTCATCCCAGCGGTGCGGCGCGTCTTTGCGCGCGACGATGTGGTGCACCTCCTCGCCGGCGAGGCCGCAACGATTGCACGCCGGGTTCCGCATCAGCCAGATGCGGCGCATCCGCTGCCAGCGTGAGCCGCTGAAGCCGGCTGCTCGGTCCTCGTCAAACCGCTTCGGGGCTGTCCATCGCGGGTTGAACGCTTCGGGCACGGGCGTATTCCTCGACCACACGGGGTAGGTCATCCAGGCGACACAGAATCAGCCAGGGCTTGTGGCTTGACCGCATGACAACCAACGGCGCACGCTTGGTGCGCGTCGAGTCGGAAACGGCCTGATCCATGAAGGCGTAGGGGTTCAGGCGCTCGGTTCGCTTGACCTCGATGTGCAGGCTCACGCCATCGCACTCAAGATCCGGCAGGCCCGTCTTCCCCGTGCGTTGCGCTGTCCGCGAACAGTCAAGCCCGATGCGTCCAAGCGCTTCGGCTGCTTCAAGTTCTCCACGGGCACCTTTCGTTCGGCTTCCAAGTCCCATAGCCGCACTATATGGCACTTATCCACAAGTTGTCAACAGGGCGCCTATAGGGGGGGTTGACCACACTTGACAGCCCGGATACGCTCTTGGCGCGACTCCAAAGGAGCGCTGAGAGCGTACACCGGACTTTCCTGAAGCCATGCCTCCGAGCCGCACGTCGAGATGATCCGTGCGGCTTGTTTATTCGTCCTCGGCGGCGTCGCATCCGGGATACCACAGATCGGTGGGATCGAGTGTCGAGTCAAACGCGATATCGGGCGGATCGAGGTGGATCACCCGTGGCGCCGGCCGTTTGAATGACCGCGTCTCGGCGTTCATCACCAGATAGCCGTCCTTCCGATGCCGCAGAAACGTCACGTGCGTGTCGGTGGCCCGTCCGATGGCCCCTGCTCCTGCACCGACGTCCATCGTGCTCTTCTCCGTCTGCGTGCCCTTGGTCGTATGGTGCACGACCACGATGGCTGCGTTCGCCTTCTTGGCGATCCGGTCGAGCTGGTTGTAAATCTGCGTCATGTCGGCGTTCTCGTTCTCGCGCATTCCCGGCGGGATGAAGCGATAGAACGCGTCTAACGCGATGACGTTCCACGTGCCTGCCGGCTGCGCCTCGACGGTCGCCTCGACGTCATCGAGGGTGGCCCATTCGCCGCGCAAGGTCATGAGGTCTAGACGCTCCCGGCACTGGTCAGCCGTCACGCGCATCTGCCGCGCGACGTCGTGCAGGCGGTTCTCCAGCGTTTCCGGGTGCAGCTCGACGTCGATTAGCAGCACGCGCCCCTCCTTCACGTACAGGTCATCCTGCCGCTTCCCTGTAAACCCGCCGCCGCTGACCATTCCCATGACGAGCCTAGACAACAACCAACTCTTTCCGGTCTTCGGCGCGCCGATCCAGTTCATGATTTCCCCACGCCGAAGCAGACCGCCTACCAGTTCCTCCCGCATCTCGGTCGGGTATTCGCGCTTTTCAAACGGCTTGAATTCAAGCAGGCGGGGCGGCTTGACTTCGACACCTCGGGCGCGGGCCGGCCGAGTCGCGCTGGTCTCTAGCGCTTTGCCGACCGTGTTCGGAATGTAGTCGGCCCTCATGGCCTTCTCGCTCCGTCCCTCCTCGACCATCTTGGTCCGCAGGGCAGATTCGATCACGGACGCCGGAAGGCCCCTTTGAGCCATCGAGCAGACCAGCCCCCAATCAGCCGCGGAGGCGTCGCCAACGGCCACAGGCGCCGTCCTAGGGGCTTCGACGCGCTCGGACGGCCTCGGAGCCTCCCGCAGCAGCCGAGCCCGGCACAGGGCATCCACGGCGGTCTGGATGTTCGTGACGTCCCGGCCGTAGAACACCGCCCGCCCTGTCACCGTGAAGTAGCGGCCCTTCTCGTACACCTCGACCTGTCCCCGGCGGTTCACCGCCCATTCGGGAAGACGGCACTCGCGGGCGATCACGTGGACGCCCGTGCCGCTGACCGACCATTCGGCGTAGGCGTCGTGGCTAGTCAGCCACTCCCACGCCCACGGCGCCATGCCGTGCGGCTCATTGGCGTCGGCGACGTCATCGAGATCAATGCCGAACCAACCGTCGCCCAGGGCGAATCCGAGCCCGGAACGCGTCGCCTCGGCGGCGGTCCAGAAGTCCCGCCATGTCTCGTGGTTCGTGCTCGACGCCTTGACGTCCGAGTCGCCGATGTAAGGCACCTTTGACCACTTGCCATCACGCAGTTCAGGTCGCCAGTTCATCCACCTCTGGGCGGACACCAGATCCGTCGGCAGCTGCTCGATGTCCCATCCGATGCTCGGCTTTACGCTTCCATGCGTCACGTGTGGTGCCTCCGTAAAAACGACCACCCCCGGCGGGTACTCCGGGGGTGGACGCTGCATCAACGCGATGCGGAGGCTCGCAACAGCCTCGAAAGGGTTAGAACGGAACTTCGTCGGCCTGGATTCCGCGGGTCGGCAGCGTGCCGCTGCGGATGTCTTTGAAGTTCCAGAAGTCGCCACGCTGCTCGAGGTAAACCTCGACCATGTCGCCCTTCGAGAACTCGGCAGCCTTGCGGCGGATCGCCTCATCGAACGTCGAAGCCCACAGGTCGGACGTAGTGCCAGGTAGGCCCTTGAAGCACAGGCCAAGTTTCATGGCGGGGCCGCGCTTGGTCTGCACTTCCTTCTCGCTGACGGCGGCGATCTTCGCCAACTGCCAGCCGGCCGGGCTTCCTGGCGCGGCGGGCGCTGCCGCCTTGGTCAACACAGGTGCGGCGGTAGTCTCTCCCTCGCTGTACAGCACTCGCAAGCACTTCATGATGGTGGACACGGCTTCAGCCTTGGTCATCTCTAAAACCCTCCTCGGCCTCCTGGCCGCGTTGTGGATCTGAATCATTTGCCTCCGTGAATCGACGCTGCACTTCCGCACTCAGTTGGATCACCAGCGACGTCGTGGCGGTGTGTGCGATGTAGTGGGGCACAAGCAACGGCGGACCATTTTCCTCAACGGTGTGGTTGCACTCCATCCACATGACGCAATCTGCCATCAGTCGGTACAGCCTTTCGTCCGACATCTGCTCGAGCCAGTTGCGCTGCATCGCCTCAACCTGATCCTGCCTCGCCAGGTTCCGAAGTCTTCGCGGGTTCATGCGCCCCCCTCTGCGGGCTTCCGCATCGTCAGGATCAGCGTCTCAAGCGCCGAGATATGCGCCTGTGCATCTCGCAGCAACTGGGCGAGTTTGCGGTCGCCTGCCTCGTTGACCTGAGCGGCGTACCACAGGCGGTCGCAGATGTCGAAGTGATCCGGCGAGCGTTGAGGCGTCGGAAGTTGGCGGTTGTGGTAGGCGTAGCTGTGCTGCCAAACGTCGCCATGCTGGTTGTACTCACTTGTGCGGGGGTCATGCGTTGTCATCGGTTGCCCCCTTGAAGCAGTCCCAGCCGCGTCCGTCTGCCACCTCACGTGCGGTGCGCTTGGTCTGCAATGCAACCCACTCGCACACTTCCCGCCTAGCCTCGTCGCGCTCCTTCCGCAGCCGCTCGATCTCCTTGGCGGCTCTGAGAAGCTCAATCGGGGCTTTGCCAGCATCAGGGCAGTGTTCATCTAGCCAGTACGACCAAATGCGGAGTTCATCCACGATGTCAACAGTCATCGCTGCGCCCCCAATCGAAACCGCCAGTGCAAAGCGCGAACACGAGCATGAAGATGACCCACATCATGCACGCACCTCTTTCACTGGCTTTGCGCTCTTCTTCTCTTGGCGCTTCAACGCGAGACGCACAGCGTGGCGCACGGCCTTTGACCGTGACACCTCAAGCACCTTTGCCAATCGTGTGATCTCGTCGTGCGTCTCGTTCGAGACAGTCACCACTGCATAGCCCTCATTTGGCATCTTCTAGCCTCGTCGCGGACTATGTATTCTGTTAAGTGGGCGGGTCCGCGCCGCGACCACTACAGGTTGGGGTAGTCAAGGTACGGACCACAACGGCCCGTTGACTACTGCACTTTGCAGTCATCGGCCACCACCTGTCAAGTACTTCAACCTTTCAGATCGGGATTTTTCCGCATTCTCCCGAGTTCCGTGAACCACGCGATAAGTTCCCGTGTTCCACGCGGCGCTTCCGACGCGGCAAACCGTGACGCCGTCGGCAGTTCGGACGGTTCCCCATACGTCGCGGTCAGACGAAACGGACACACGCAATGCCTCAAGTGCAAGCCCTGCAACGGTCGCCGTTGTGTCGCCTTTGCCTGCCAACCATCGGTACACGGTGCCTGGTGCGACGCCATCACGGTGAAGCTGCTGCGCCAACCAGTAGCGAGACAGGCCGCGTTCCTGCAGGCGCTCAAGCACGATGGCACGGATGTCCATGCCTTTACTGTAGGCCGGACTTGTTCACAAACGGCACGGCATGGTTCAGCGCCTGCCGGCGGGCCGCGCAGCCGCCGCAGGCCTTGATCACCCGGTGCACGCCCACGGCGTCGAGCGCCTTGTGCACGGTGTCTCCCAGGCCCCTGCTTGGGCCTTCGTAATGCGGGCAGCGGGCGCACGTCGCTGGATGGACCCCTGTACCGGACGTTTCTGCGGTCGGGTGCACGCACAGCGGAAAGACGAAGTGGTTGCAAGTCATACCACGGTGATCGTGATGGTTTGTGTGCAGACGTCCACGAATCCAAGAGTCGCGCTGCAATCAACTTGGCCGCCCTCGGGCGGGTAGCACGACCAGTTCCACGTCACGTTTCCGGAGTTGCATTGCCCGCTGGGAAGCCCAAAGCAGTCCATAGCGTTGCAACTGCTCTGCGTCGTAAGCGGCTGAAGGCTTGTGCTTACCACGTTCGGCGGGTTGTACGGATCGTCGCAGCCGTCGAACTGCGGCGCGCTCACGGCCTCAAGCCACGTCGACGCCGACGGACAGCCACACTGGCCTGACACCTCGAAGCCGTTGAGTATCCAGCTGCCCTGGATGTCGAAAGCGGAGTCGGAGACGCAGCATCCCGGCGTGTACACGTAGCGGTCGTTGACGGTGTTCAGCGTCTCGGTCGCCGGCCGATATCGAATCGACGGACGCACACAACCGCAAGACTCGCAGCATCGGTATTCAATGGCGCCGCTTGCGCCGGCAGCCGCTCCGATGGCGCGCGCAGGACCGTGGCTGCGGTACGTCTTGCTCAGGCAGAACTCGACGGTGTTCTCGCACTGCCATTCGGCGGTGCAGCCCTCGCATTCCTCGGGCTGCGGGTCGTACCACCAGTTGCTTCCGGTGTCTGCCTTGTAGATGTACTCGTAGTAGTTGTAGCTGACGTTGGCCTGAGCGGCGGCATAGACGCGCGGTATCGACCCGCGGCAGTTGTTGCCGCTCTGAGCGAATGCGCCCACGCTCTGTATCGTGTACGTGTAGGTCGCAATGACGTGTGTCACGCCATTCGACCACGTGCGGGTGATGGTTCCCGCGTAGACGATGGTGATGGCGGTCGGTGCCACGAACGTTGCACAGTCCGTCTGCATCTCGCAGCAGTCCGCCGGCAACGCTTCACAGCAGCACCAGCGATGGTTGCTCATTGCTCGGCCTTGGCCGCTTTGCGCGCGAGCTTCGGCTGCGGCAGGAACAAGCCGATTCCACCAGTGAGCGCACCGAACACAAGAGCTCCAAGCGGGAAGCTTGAAGCGGCCTCCCCTGCCGCGTTCACGCCGAGCGAAACGAACGAATGAATGAACGCATAGCGCTCCTCCGCATCAGCGTGCGCCTGGCGGAACCGCTCGGTGTTGCTCTCGACGTAGTAGGTCCAATCGGCCCACACCTGATCGGCTTCCGCAAGCGTGATCGGCGCCTCGAGGTCGAGCGGGTTCAGGATCGGCTCGGGGACATCGACCCGCACCAGTTGCCGCAGGTCGCAGCCCTGCGCGGCGAAGAGCACGATGATGATGGACGCGGCGAACACGATGTAGGCTTTCGCGGTGCTGCTCATGGCTTCCGGCTCCTCAAGCGCTCGAGCTCAGCCTCGAGGTGCCGCACGCGCTCCGTCAGGGTTGCGATGGTCGTTTTCAGATCGCCGATGGTGGAATGCAGCCACGCGCTCGCGCCAAGCACGGCGACGAAGGGTGCGAAGAGCTGCGCGAGTTCGGCGAGAGTCATCCGGAACCCTCCGGCCAGTAGTCGCCCGTTGCGTAGTGCACCACGAAGATCGAAGGCGTGCCCGTTCCTGCGGCCCTTACTGTCAGCTGGGGGTAGTTCACGAGGCCGAAGTTGTGACGTCCTGCCGCGCAGAACATAAACCCAGCGTCATCATTGGCCTGCCCCGCCGTGCAATGACCGATCATGAAATCGGATGCGCAGCTCACGCTCACGTATCGCATGGGTTCCATGCCTCCGGGCAGCGCCTGTAGCGTCGTCCAGTTTCCGGTGCGTGGGGTAAGACCAGCCGCGTTGCCAAAGAAAATCGCCATTACGACACCCCCCGCGGTCCTTCGTCAGTGACCGCAAACGACATCACGTAAATGTAGGCGGTGTTGTCCGATCCTGCGTTCCCGTTGTCCCTCACCGTGATGCTGTTGTAATCGACGACGCCGAGGTCGACGCGCCCGGTCGTGAAAAGGTTGCCATGCGTCTCGAGCGTCTGTCCAGCGGTGCACGTGCCAACTCGGAAAGAGACGTTCGCGCGGGTGCCGGACGTGTTGGTGGCCACCACGATCACCCGCCGCATCGGGTCGGTGCCCGACGGCAGCGTCGGGAGGGATTTCCAGTTGCGGTCGATCCCGTTCATGAGCATTGGTGTTGCGAAGATGATCGCCATTTAGCAGACTCCGTCGATTGCGTTTTCAACTGCGAAAAGCCAGATGGGCGACCCGTCGTCCCGCCGGCCCGGAAAAAGTAGCACGTACATCCCGATTGCAACTGGCTGCACCGCGAATCCCGCCGGGATGTTCGCGGGGTTGATGTTCGGCCCCACGAACGTTGTGGTGTTCGCTGCCTCGGTCACGTTCAGCGCCTCGCCGAGGTACCACGGCTCAGGGGACGGCACGCTAAAGATATAGCGCGTCGTGTTCCCGATGTTGGCTTGTGTCCAGGTGTACAGCCATCGGTTCACCTCGGGCGCCGGCAGCGCCGTGTACCCGGTGATCTTGCCGAGGATGAACGGCACCGTGTCCATCTGCACTCGCGCGCGAGATTCAGACGGCAACGCAGCGGCCATCTGCGCCGTGTTCGTCGCCTGCACGCGCTGGGAGTGCGTCTGGATCATGGGTAGGTGATGAACGATCCTTCCTTGGCGATCTGGGCGGCCGCGGTCGGGTTGTTCGAGAGATCGAACATGAGCCCGAGATTGGCCGTGGAACGAACAAGCGACTTCCACGTGACCGTGGTGGCTGCGCCGTTCGAGTCGATGGCCGGCTTGCCCCACACGTCGGTCTTGGGCTGCTGTTCGCAGCCGTACCAGAGGTCCCACCGCAGGTTGAACGTCGCGCGGTAGTACTCGTCGCGGATGTGCGCGACGCTTCCCGACTCGCAGTACACCTGGTTCGCCGACCAGTGCAGGAACGTAGCGCTGTTCCACTTGCCGGACAGGCTGTTGATCCTGTCGTAGACGGTGACGAGCGTCATGCTGCTGTTCTGCGCGGACGCATCGAACACGAGCGACACGCGCACGGTCATCTGCGGAATGAGCGCCTGAATCGGCTTTCCGGCGTAGTCGACCTTGGTGCCGCCGATGTCGGTGGTCGTGTTGAGGTCGGCCGCCGGCTGCGTCGAGAACGACGGGCTGCGGTACATGAGGACGCTGCGCGGCGTCGCGTCGAAGTCGACCTCCACGGGCAGCAGCAGCGTGTCGAGGCCAGTTGCCTTCGCCCAGGTGTAGAGCTGGTCGTAACGCGCCGTGACGTCGAACACGGTGTTCGATGACCCAATGACGGGCACGGCGTTGACGGCGCGCAGGCGCATCATTCCCATCGGCTCGGTCTTGACCATCGTGGCGCGCAAGGAACTCAGCGGCCGCCCGAACGCGCCTAGGACAAGCGCCATGTCTGCGGCGCTCTCGACGTCTACGTTTCCGTCGAGCTCGACGCGCTTCGTCACCGTGTAGGTGCCAGCCTGCTGCGGGCCTCCTTCGGCGAAGTTCTGCGCGATGATCGCGGTTCGGGTGATGGCTGTGGGAGTCGGCATTACTTAGAGATCCACCTGAGCACGTCGTAGGCCCATCCGGGGAACTGGTTGGCGATGCCCATGGCCTTGTTCACGTCCGCGAGCGATTCGCCGCTTGCGAGTTGCGAACGACCGAGTCGCCCCGCCTCGTCGACGGATGCGCCACCGATTAGCGCTCCAAGTTCGGTGGCGATGGCCTTCGGCATCTCGTTGATCATGAACTCGGACAGGCTTCCGCCCTGCGAAGCGAGGCCTTGTTGGAAAGATTCCATAAGGCCGACGCTTGCGCCGACGCCAGTGGTCGGCGCGCGCGCGGCGATCGCCTCGGCAAGCATCCTGCTGAATCCAGATTCTTCGATCCGGCGGCGCTGATCCGTGCGCGTTTCCTCAAGGGCGGAAATGGCTCGACGCCGGACGTCGGGAAGCCCCTGCACGGCGCTCACGCCAAGCGACGCCGCGCCGGCTGCAAGGCCGAATGCGCCGAGGCCGAGGCCCATGCCGCCCATCGCGCCGAGCTGCGCGAGGCCGCCCAGTTGTGCAAGGCCTGTTCCGGCAAATCCGAACTGGCCGGCGATTCCACCCACGCGCGTTGCCTGCGTGCCGAACGAACGCAGATTCTTGCTCGTCGCCTCGGCCGCGGCGTTCAGCCGGTTGAGTTCTCTTCGCGCGGCGTCGGTGGCCGCCTGGAGGCCCTTCGAGTCGCCCGTGATGGCGATGTTGATCCGTGAGATCTTAGCCACGCTGCGCCTCCTTCACGGCCCTGTCGACCTCGGGCTCGACGAAGCGCACGGCCAGCGCACTGAGTGCGGAGCGGTACTTCTTGATCCAGTTCCGCGGAGCGCTTCTACCGATGGTGCGGAAGTTGAGCGCCCTGCCGCGCTCGCCGCGCTGCTTGAGCAGGATTCGTTCCTCAGTCGTGGTCGCGCGCTTGATGGCGTGGCCGTTCTCAAGCCATCCGTGGTACCAGTGCGGCGTGAGGTAGGAACCGTCGATGCGCTTCACGCCGACGCCGATCCACGTCACCAGCCCCTTGCTGTATCCCTTCACCTTGGTGGAAACATTCCACTTCAGGTGGACATTCGGCCGAACAGACTTCCGAACGTATTCGGTCGAAGTCGAACGGCCAAACGGCCCGGTGGCCTCAAGCGTCTTTTTCGTGAACTTGCTCCACTTGCCGAGGCCACGCCGCATCGCGTTGCGCGCGTCCTTCTTCTCAAGTGAAAGCAGGCGATGGTTAATCGCTTCGAGCGCCTTTGTGTCGATCTCGCAGCCGACTGCGAACGTCCTACCCCTGAAGCTTGATCCTGCGAACGATGTCATGGGACATAGCCTTGTGTGACTTCAGGGCCAGGAACACCGACAGCGGGGTGTCCATCCGCACCTCTATCTCGGCCGCACTCAGGATTTCGCGTGCGGCGCTGGCAAGTCCAAGCCTTCGACGTACAGCGGTTCGATGATGCGCGCGAGGCGCAACACCATCGGCGCGCTAAGTTCCTTCACGAGATCCATGCTGCCGAACTCGGGCGTGCCCGCGGCCGTCACGACGTGGTTCAGCACGTACCACGCAGGCATGAACTCGCCGCGGCTCTCCGCGTCCTGCGCGGCGATGAGGTGCGCCACGGTCGGCCGCTTCAGGTGGATCGTCCGGCCGTCGAACTCCACGGCGACCGGGCGGGCGAGGAACGATTCAAGCAGGCTCATTCGGTCACCGTGATGGCGTTCTGCGAGAACTGAAGCGTGGCGGTCAGCCGCGCGATGTCGTTCGGCGCCACCGACAGCGCGGCATCGACCACGAAGGCGTTGCCCTTGATGCTGTAGCCGGATGCCCACACCACTTCGACGTCGGCGATGACGCTGCCGGCTTCGATGTTCGTCAGGATCGCCGCATTCGACGATCCCGACTCGTAGAACACCTCGAGCTGCACGGTGCCCGTGAGAAAGCCCTGCGTGGTGTGACGGTGCGTGTCGCCGACGGCGGTGATGTCGATCTGGTTGCGCGCGAGGCTGACGGTAGCCGTGGCGACGTCGACCACGGTCGTGGTCCCAAACTTGACGCTTGCTGCGGTAGTGGGTGATGGCATGATTTAGGGTCCGTCTTGATAGAACGTGTAAACGCTCGTGCAAAGGTAAGGCCCGGCTTCCTCGCCAGCCTCGGGCTGCGGTTCCTGAATGACTCCGAACTGCGTGCAGACGTGCCTGAACGTCAGCGAAATAGGCAAGAGGTTTCGCACCTCGGCGTCGAGCGACGCCGCCCCGGCAGCCGAGTCGGCGACGCACGTGAACGTGACGCTGTAGGTGCACATCGCGTTCTGGTTTCCGAGCGTCGCGCGCGCGCCGTCGAGCACCTCGAACGTGATCGCCGGCAGCGCGGAAGTCTGGAGCCGAGTCCCGTAGTAGATGCGGCGCCCAGCCGTCGTTTGACCGTCAAGCTCAGAGATTATGTCCGCCTGGAGACTGGTGGCGCTCATGTCACACAACCTCCGTGCAGTCGATAACCGCGACGCGGTTGGACTGGTCGAGGTTGCGGATGCCGTTGATGCGCAGCTGCTTCGCGCGGTAGACGAGCCGGTCGATCTGCCGCACGTTCAGCCGCGCGATGTTCGGCCATCGCGTGCGCACCTCGAACGAACCGACCGCAGCGACGCCGTCGCCGAAGGCCTGCTCCACGGGCATCGACTCGCGCACGTCGCACCGCATGAATCCAGCCGAGGTGTACCCGCTGTTCCGACGGCCGTAGCCGTCGGGGTTGTTCGACTGTGCGGTGAGCACCTGCACGTTGAACCGGGTGAGGCCCGACGAGATCATCGGAACGTACCCCGGATTCGCAGGTGCTCGAGCATGAACTGACCGCCGAGCGGCACGGTCGTGAGGCCAACCGGCTGCGCGGCCTCGGGGTTGTTGTAGTACAGCCCGACGAGGCTGATTATGGCTTGAACGACCTCGTTCGGCTCGGTCGAGTAGCCGGCCACGTAGGTGACCGTGATGAGCGTGCCGTCCTTGATGGCCGGGCTGCTCAGGAACTCGAGCGCCTTGATATCGCCCGCCAGGTCGACCCAGTAATCCGTGCCCGCGACCATCGTCTGGACGTTCCCGGCCGGATCGGTGTACGTGACGCTCGTCGTGCTGACGTAGGGGTAGTCGGCGAACGCCGTGCGCGCGAACTCGCGCAGATACATCGTGCGCGTCGCCTGCGTGAGCTTGATGCCCGTGTAGTACTCGACCCACGACGTGGCGACACCGATGAGCCGGGTGAGCTCGGCGTCATCGTCGGTGTAGTCGATCTTGAGCGCCGTCTTCACGGTCGCGAGGGAGACTGCCATAAACCCCCCTGCACGGTTTCCCGTGCAGGGGAGTGGGGAGAAGAAAGGATCAGCAGGTGATCGCGGCGAACGCCTCGGCGAGCATGACCTTGGAATCGGTGCGCGCGTAGGTGTACAGCGTAACGCGATGGTTTGCGGCCGCGCTGTACGGATCGACGAGCGACGTCATGCCAGTGCGATCGAAGATCTCGAAGTACTGGAAGTCTCCGACTACCGCAAACACGTTGCCGTTGCTGGTTGCGGTCGGCACGTACTGGCCGACCGAGTACGGCACGCCGTACAGAAGGCCCGGCGCGCCGCCGACCATCGTCTGCGAGTTGGCCGGCGCCTGCGTCCAGATGTACTCCTGGGCACCGCTGGTGGTCACGCTGTTCTTCAACTTGCGCGCGACGCGCACGAACGTGTCGCTGACAAGCCAACGGAAGCGCGGCGAGTTGCGGTACTGCGGCTTGACAAGGTGCACGGTGTCGATGACGTTGTCGGCGCTGATCGTCGTGACTGCATTGCCGCCAAGGTCAATCACCTGCGAGATTGCACCGCCGTTTTTGGCGATGCCTTCGGGCTCTGCTGGCGTTGCGCCCGTATCACCGATGGTGTAGAGCTCTTCCATTTTCAGGCCGAGCGAAAGGCCGATGCGCGAAGCCACCCAGTCGAGCCCGCTGCCGATGCCGTTTTGTCCGATTGCGTCCTCGATGAACTCCTGATTCATCGTGGTTGCGCAAACGATCTTGCGCGGCGTAATGCTGATCGCAGTCCCGAATCCCGGGTCAGCAGGAGTAATCGCTCCAGCTTCTGCAACAACTGCCGACGTTGGGAGTGCGCCCTCGACCGTGATCGTGCGCTTGGAGTCAATGCTGGTCACAGGTGAAATGCTGCGCAGCACGTTGACCTGATACATCTTCTCGACGATCCGGCGCTCCATGTCGGTCGGAATGCCGGCGCCTGAAGTATTAGTGGCAAGAACGCGAAGTTCCGCAGCGTCGCCGCGTGCAACCGCGTTGATCCACCGAATGGCGTATTCCTTGGACGAAACGTCGTGCACGTCCTCGCGCTTCGCGGGAAGCGCAGCGCGGAACTGCGGCTGCGCGCGCTCGGCCTCGAGCGCCGCGATGCGCTCATTGGCTGCGCGAAGCGCGGCGCGGTCCTGCGCCTGGCGCTCGACGATGTCGAGGTCGGCGTCGATGCGGGCGATCTTCTCGCGCTCCTCGCCGCTGCCTCGGATCTCGACGTGATGGGTCTTGGCGCCAGTGCGCGACGCGAACGCGTCGAGCGTCTTGCGGTACTCGTGGACGGTGTTCTCAAGGTTGTCGAACTGGTCAGACATGATCGGTCATCCTGTGCTTGTGGATTTCCAGCCGCAGACGGGCGGCTTCCGTGAATGCCGCGGACACGCGCCGCAGGCTGGAGTTGGTCTTGTCGCCGTATGCAGCGTCAACCACGACGCTCAACTCAACGAGTCGAGCGGCAGTCACGGTGCGTTCGGTGCGCCGGGGATTCCATTCGTCGCGGTCAACGTAGAACCCAAACGACATTTCGCCGCTCAGGTCCCCGCGTGCGATCAGCTCGCGCACGTCGCGGCCGATGCTGGTGTCGGCGATGTCGGCGGTAAACCGCAGGCCGGCGGTGGTGTCGGTCAGCTGCATGGTGCCGCTGCGGGTGCGCGCGAGGAGCGCGCCGCCGTCGTGGTTGAAAAGCAGCTTGATGTCGGCGCCGCCGAGCTCGCCGAACGCACCGCGCGCGATCTTCTCGCGGAACTGCGGCGCGAAGGGCTCGCTGATCTCGCGGGACCACTTGCCGTATGGAATGGCGAGGCCGGACAGCGTGCGGCCGACGGGCCTGTCGATGGCGATGGTGCGGCGTTCGATCATGCCATGCCCTCGCTGGTGTTTGTGCCGATGTTCGTGACGCCGCCGCCGGTGCCCATGTTCTTTGCCACGATGGGCTCGTCGAGGCCGGGCAACGGTTCGAGGTCGAGCCATTCGCGCGCTTCGTTGCGCGTGATGACGCCGCTTTCAACGCCTGTGCGAAGCGCGGCCATCTGCTCGGCGAGAGGTGGCCGGGAAATCATGTCTGCGTCGAAGTGCAGTTCCGCGAACGGCGCCAGCTTCGCGGTGATCTCGGCCGACCACGCGGAGAACCAGTGCGACAGGCAGGCATCGACGTATCGCCTGGAGCTCCATTCCATCGCTCCATAAGCACCGGACATCTGCGACTGTTCGCTCAGGTATGTGGTCGGAACGCCGTAGATGCGCGCGACGTCCTCGACGCTGTATCGTCGCGCGGCTGCGATGCCCTGATCGTCGAGCGTGCTGCTGATGCGCTCGACCTTCATGCCTTCCGAGAGCACGAGCGGCTTGCCCGCGTTCTGCGAGCCCGCGTGGTGCTTCACGAAGTCCTCGGCGACCATCGCCTTCGCCGGTGCGCCCATCGGCCCGGGGTGCACGATGGCGAGCTTGGGGTTCCCCGCGTTCTTCATCACCTCGAGTTGCGCGGATTCCTGCGCGGCGAGGATCTGGAGCGAGGTCCGGCAGAGGCGGATCGGACTCTCGCCCCAGAGCCCGTCGAGCCCGGCCGCGCGGATGTGCAGCATCGACTGCATCGGCACGTCGCCGTACTGGCGCGTGCGGTAGAACGGCTCGGCTTTCGTCAGGTCGAGCGACACGCTTTCGATGTCGACGGGCAGCAACTCGAGTAGATCGCCGCCGACGGTGCGGTTGATCACGGCGAACGAGTTGCCGTACAGCAGCGCTTGCATGGTGAGCGAGCGGCGGAATTCGAATCCGTTCTGCCAGCGGTTCGGCTGCGCGAGCAGGCGCGACACGATGTCATCAGACACCTCGAGCGGCGTGCGCGCGACGTCGTTGGCGATCAGCGTGGCCGCGCGGTAGACGGGCGTGAACGCAAGCGCCGTGCTCGGCGTGACCGACGGGATACCAGCCGAGTCGAACGTCGGCAGGATCACCCCATGCGTGGGCCAGTAGCCGACCCACCGGCGCAACAGTTCCCGCAGCATCGTGGCATTAGGAACGCCGCGACGTGCGCGGACTGCATCTAAACGGTTTTCCGTTTGAAATATTCTTCGGCTTCTTCGTCGTAGCCGCTGCGCTTCGCGCCTCCCCAGACGTGGCACGCAATGATCGACGCCACCAGCGGATCGATGGCGCAGTACTCTCTCGACTTCACCGGGCGAATGTTCCCGTTCTGGTCGCGCTTCGCGTGCGCGTCGGCACAAGCCCGCCGCAGGATGGGGTCATCGCCGACCACCAGTTTTGACCCGGCCCAGAGGTTCTGGAACAGCGCGCAGCCGGGGCCGAAGGTCGAAATCCCCATTCGGTAGGACATGATCGGCACCCCGTCGGCCTGCAACTGCTCGGCCAGGTACTTCGAGCCCCAGGCGTCGTAGCCGAGCGCGCGCACGTCGAACTCGTCGCGCAGCGCAAGAATCGTGGCGCGCACGGCTTCGTAGTCGATCTCGCGGCCGGGCGTGAGCGTGATCTTGCCGTCGGCCGCCCAGGTGCGGATCGGGTAGCGGTAGTCGAGCTCACGCTGCGCGACCTCGGCGCGAGGCCACCAGTAGTGCCCGCGGAGCGCGACGCGGTCGCCGTCGAGCGGCACGGCCACGACCAGCGCGGTCATGTCGAGCGTCTTCGAGAGGTCGAGCCCGAGCCACGCGGGACGCCCGCGCAGGGCCTCCCAGTCGACCGGCTGACCGCCCGGCCACAGGCTCATGTCGAGCCACCCGCCCGTGTTCTCGTCGCACCTGGCGGCGTGATAGCGCGCGAACTCGCCTCGCCCCATCGGGCTGCGCTTCATCGTGTTCCACGAACGGCGCAGGCTGACGGCGTCCGGCTGGCCGTGCTCCAGACCGGGATTCGCCTTGGGCCAGTTGGCTTCATCGTCCAGGGCGTCGGTCGGGTCGAGCCCGTACAGGATCGGCACCACGGTGTCATCTTCGAGCTCGCCGCTCAGAATGGCCTCGCCCTGCTTGACTAGTTCGGCGTAATGGTTCTCTGGGTTGCTGCCCGGTGTGGTGATGATGACACCCGTGGATTCCTTGCGCTTTGCTCCGGTGGTGAGGAGCTTGGTCAGGAACCGCCCTTTGAACTCGGCCGCCTCGTCGGCGATCCACAGCGACGGGTTCAGGCCGTCGAGGCTGCGCTCGAGCGCCGGGAGCGCGGTCATTTCGCAGTCAGCAGTCGGGCGCACGATGCGATTGAACCGCACCAGCAGCGTCGGGTCTTCGAGCCGTCCGGCCATCGTGCGCGCGGTGTTCAGGCAGATTTCCGCCTGGTCTTCGTTGTTGGCGATGACGTGCACGCGGCGCCCGTCGCCGGCGAGGAGGTCCCACAAGGCCAGCCCGGCCATGAGCGTCGTTTTGCCGTTGCCTCTGGCGACCTGAACGAGCGCCAGGCGGCAGCGGCGCCGACCGTCGGCGAGGCGCCAGCCGACGATGTTCGAGAGCGTCCAGAGTTGCCACGGGTGCAGCTCGAAGGGTTTGCCGGAATCCTCGCCAACGAGCGCGAGGCGACGGAAGTGCTCGGCGAGGGCATCGACGTGCGCCCAGTCCATACGAAGGTCCGGGCGGTCGAGGTCGGCGAGGTAGCGGCGCGCGGCGGCGTAGATCCAGCGGCCGGCAGGCGTTGAGCCGTTTGCGACGGCCGTGGCGTAGGTGCGGCAGGACGTCTCGGTATGTTCGCCGGAGGCGGTGTGTTCCTCCCCAGATCGGAAGAGC